GTTATTTGTCTTTTTGTGAACTGGCGTCTAATAGTCGTTGTAACAAATCATTACGTGATAATACCTGTCCTTGTGCTGTTGGAATGTTGCCTAGTTCACCTGATCGTTTAGCAGCATCTTGATCTAACTTTAGTTTCCTAAGTTGTAGATCAATCATCTTTAATTTTTTGTTTAATTTAGTAGTTTTTGCAGTTAGAGCATGCCCCAGCATAGTGCTGGCTACAGCAAACAATTCCGCCGAGTATCTACTATCAACGTTGAATGCAAGATCACTTAAATCTTGATAACTTTGTTTGGCAAGATCTGATAATTCATCTAAATCTTTGTCTGATGAGGCCAAATCCCTGATTGCCGGAAGAGCACCATCAATTTTGTCAAGAGTATCATCAATATTTACAATAGCATCACGAGTTTCTTCAACTGTCATATTTTCAACTACAGGGGGATCTTGCTCATCATTAAGCTGGTCAAATCCAAAAACTTCATTTAATCTTTTTGTCATACTGTTATTTACAGTATTTTGAAAGATATTAATTACTTTTTGCGATTTTGTTGAAATATATCTGATTCTGTAATTACTCGGAAATTTAATCCATTTTGTCTGGCCCACTTCTGAGCTGCTGCCCATTTAGAATAGTTTACTGCTATGGTAGCTCGTTGACTATCTTTCATATTTGCTTCAAGCACGCTTTGATTTCGTGGTTTTATTTCTATTAACTCAGCTTTTGTTGTGTTCTTTGGACCACGATATACTACAATAAAATCAGGAACATACATGGTCATTTTACCCGTAAGTGGGTGTCGGTATGGTATCCTAACAGGTTCGCTTGCCCAATTTATTACATTTTCATTGTTATCACAAAAATGCATAAAAGTCATTTCCCATCCACTGCGATACCGAGGTTTGCCATTTCCAACATATTTGTGAGCATTATTTACTTCGTATATACCTTGACGAAAATTAGGCATGATTATTGCTTAATATTGTGGGCAATATAATAATTAGGAGTTACAGTGGCTTGTATTCCTAGCATGGTAGAAGGACTTTGAAATGTGTTTAGGTAAAAAGCAAAATTCAATGTAATTTGTGGTCCGCTCATTCCTTTTATATCTTGCAACAGATTCATTACTGGTATTCCAGAGGCTGATGAGATACGAAACATTGTTGTTGTGAAATTATTTGCCTGCGTAGCCGTACCAAATACACTCAGTAAATAACTATGTACCGCATCATATTCCTGTGCTGCCACTGATTGTTGGTAATTATAAAAATTATCAAAAATTTGTACAGTTAAGTCAATATTAGTATTAATAGAATTAATATTTGCCATATTAAATATCCCCATTAATAGTATTTCGTATCGCTTTAGGTATGGAATCTCCCGCAACTACTGCTTTGCCTATATCTATTAATCCACCGACTACTCCTGCCAATGCTTGTGCTCCTGCCACACCGGGTATTAATGATAGTCCACCTAGTTTTCTTTGATCAATAGCTCCGGCTATTCCACTTGTACTATTTGCGCGATTTGCGCCATTTGCGCCATTTGCGCCATTTGCGCCATTTGCGCCATTTGCACTATTTGCACCATTTGCGCCATTCGCGCCATTCGCACCAGAAGGTAATCCTCTTGGAAATGCCATGCCTGTGCTGGAATTTACTGCTCCCTGTGCAGCATTTGGCGCACTGGCCAACGCAGAGTTAACAGCAGACTGTTGCAACGCAGTACTAGGTGACGATGCTAAATTTTGATTGGTGTAATTATTATTGGCAAGAGGCTGTTGCACACCACCAATAACATTTTGTAATCCGTTTCTTCCAGTATTAAGTGCTTGTAAATCTTGTGTAGTTCCTTGAACTGCCGCACGAATCCCAGTTTGACCAAATACCGAATTAGTTGCTCCGGGTTTTGTAATACTTGATGGTACAGTATCATAATGTGTGGGATCAGAAAATCCTTTCACTGAGGTAGATGGTTGTTCTCCACCAATTGCTCCAGAATAATATTTTACCGTTTCATATTCAACGGTAACATCATCTTTCATAGTCCCTTCGCCCGACGAGTAATCAAACATATCCCCATTCCATGATGTAATAATTGGATTAATTAATGTCCATGCTGCATATTTTTTCTGGCTCAATGCGTATATTGTGATATCCTTAAAAAAAGCAGGTTTACCGTTAGAATTAGTGGATGGATTGGTTCCATCAGTATAACTTTCACCAATAAATCCCCAATCAGCACTTTGATAATTTTGACTATAGATGTCTGAGGTATTATAATTAAATCCGTTACTTTTTCCCTCGGTAAGTCCCACAGAACTACTTTGGTTGGGCACATTATCATATTTGTGTGTAGCATCTTTATAATAATATGTAAAATAATTATACCATAAATTTCGTATTAAATCCGATTGATCATCGTGTACAGTAAACCTACATGGGTCATAGCTGACCTTAGTTTGTATAACTCGCTTACGATTATACTGATTCATTACTGCTGTATTAATTTTATATTTTGGTAATTCAATGGTTTTAACCATTAGGCTCAATGTTTGCCCTGCAGCGCCACCGTATGCATTTCTTAATTGAGGAATTTGACCTGTATTGATATTAAAGTGTACATGATATAAAAACTTTAACCGTGGGGTAAGTTCAAACCCGTTGGTTAAGAAAGTTTTTGAAGCGTGTGAATAATCTTTTAATATAGATCCTACAGCATCTTGCTGTAGGATTCCACTTTGGCCTTGATAGCCTGCACTCATTATATTAACGGAGTCGGACTAGTAGATAAAGTACCCCCAACATGTCTACGATTAGATGTACCAACAGTACCGCCAATTAGTTGGTAGGCATTATCATATGAAATTGTCATGGCAATTTTAAGAGGTTCAGAAGCAGAATAATCCATGGCTTGCGAGTTATAATTTACTTCTTTTAAGTAGCAGCCAGTAATTTCCCATCTTTCTAATATACCACCATCAGTTCCAGGAGTGATATCGGCACCATTACTGCCATCAAGTATATCTAAATTAGCTGTAAATTTATAGTTATTACCAGCAGCAGCAGAGCTTTGCTCTTGGAAATCTAATTGTGATTGCAATTGAGAACCAACTATTCTAGATACGCCACCATCGGCAGAGTCACGAATTTCGCATGTAATATCTGCCCATTCATGCTTTCCTGCAATTTTAACAGTGCTATTATAAATTGGCAACTCAATTGGTTTAAATGATACTTTGGGTCTATCAAACTTTATAAGCTGTTTTGTTATGTTAAGTGGATCGCCTTTGCCGGCCCCTTGAACGCCATTTCCAAATCCAATAAATGTAACTGAATAACGAAATGCCAGTTTAGGCATCAATAGTATTTGATTAATTCCCCCTGCTCTGACTGACATATTATTTAATGATGCTGTTGTCATTTTTAAATCTCCTATATACTTTATTTATATAATATAATTGGGTAGAAAACTACCCAATTATATTAAGCTGCTGCCTGTCTTGCTATCATTCCTGTAGCGTCAATTCTTACTGGAATATAAATAAACTCCACAGCTTTAACTGGTTCAATCGCAATATCAACCCACAATTGATTTTGATCAATCGTTGTAGGTGTATTATTAGAGTCATCACATACCACTAGATAATCATAAACACCGTTTTTTGCAACTAAATCAACTAATAAACTAGTAATTGTGCCACTAATACTATTTCGTGTTTGAGCAACATTTGGCTCAAATAGGTATTGTTTACCGATTTGATCAAGCCTAGCTCGTAGGTAACAAATTAAACGAGCCACATTTATACGATCTAATGCGGTAGCAGTTCCTTGTAATGTTTTATTACCAAAGTTAGTGATTCCAGTACCAGGAATGAAAGTTATTGGGTTAACATTGTTTATATACATAACATCACGTAGTGCTTGACTTACACTCAATGGAGTGAATACGCCTGTCATAGATTCTATGAATCCAAGTTGTATTGCGTTGTCAACTAATCCACGACGTACACCGGCAGGTGCTAACCAAGGATAAGCAATTTCATCATTACGAATAAAAGTGCGTGTCATCATATGACTTGGATAGGTAACAATAGTATTTCCATTTAAATCAAATGCTTGACAACTTGGATAAAATGCTGCTGCATAACTATCACCAGCATCCACATTACCATCAGCAGTTGGTAATCCCAACCCACCGTTATTAGTTGCCCAATTAGCAACATCATTCGGTGATAAACGCAATGGTGTATCAATAATACTAAACGCTACATTATTAATTTCATTGTTTAACGCTCTCATATTAATAGACAACTCTGGGTAACCCGGAACTACTATTAAGTTGTAAGAATTTTGTTCTTCACGAATAGCTATATTAGTATCAATAGCAGATTTCATGGCGTTAACAATAATTTCACGTTGTGCCTGACGACCCATATACGGAGAACCATCTGGACGAGCACCAGTTGCTGTTAACCATGTATTAGTAACAGATTGCAATGACCAATAAGTTGGACTTACATCTGGAGCATCGCCAGTAGTTGCAGCAATACAAGCATAAACCAGAGTGTCATATTGTACATATTCGCCAATAGTATATGCTGTTGTAGATTCCCAATCATATGTAGGATAACTGTTATTATTGAAATAGTTGTTCTGGAATGTTTTAACATTAAATCCTGAACGACGAGTATTCCATAACAATACACCTGCTGGGTATAACTGAGCATTTGGAGCATCTGGATCCAGATAGTTACTGGTTAATAAACTATCAATAGTTGGCAAAGCAGCACTAACTGGATCTGTTATTCCATTTGGTGCCCAACGTGCATCAGCAAATAAAATACCAGAAGATTGCGAAGAATCTGTATTATCAATCTGTACCCATTGGTCAACACCATTAACAGACTGCCAGCGATATAACAGTGGATAATCTTCTAGATCACTTATATTAACCCATAGATCACCGTATACTAATGGACTTAATGCAGTGTTAGTCTGTGTAACCGGCGCTGTGGTGCTGATAATAGGACCAGTGGAATTACATAATGTTAGATTATATCCACGAGCATCACTGGATACTGTTTGATAACCAACCCATACACCATTTTGCTGAATCATAATATCAACTTGAGTGGGGTCACTATAGTACCAATATGTTCCATCATTTGGATTTTGATCTGGAGCAACAGTAGACGCAGTATACGTGAAAGTTGGGCTAAGTACCCAATTACTCAATATAATACCCTCTGCGCTTCCATCAATATAATTTTGCTTACAAAGGAAAGTACTTGTTGTAAATCCTGCTGTTGTTACTGGAGTACCTGTATCATTCGTAAGTGTAATATCTCCACCTGCGCTGTGCGTGAATACAATTGCTCCGCTACTATTAACAGAAGCACTAACATACGGAACAGCTGCTGAACTTACTCCAGCTATAAAATCACTGGCAGTTGTACCAGTTAATGTAACTGTAGCTGTAGTAAGATTTGCTGTGCCCGGTTGTGTTGCTGAAATAATAAAACTGTTACCTGATACGAATGTTTGACTTGTGGATGTTCCAGTAACAATAGTTGAACCAACCACATAACGATTATTTACCACAAATCCAGCAGTATTGTTGTTGAATGGAATTGATTGAGCATATAACGATCCTGCGGGAATATTTTTGCCGCCGCCGGATGGATCTAATCCATAAATTGCCGTACTATCAGATGAATAAACAGGAGTATTTTGAATTACAAAAACATCCAATGCTGAGTTGTATCTCTTCATTACAATATTAGTACCAAGATTAATATTGTTAGTTTTTTGCCATATGGAACCGGTTACACCAGTAGCACTTGATCCACCTTGACTCCATGTAGGGACTTGGTAGCTAGGTGATGCTTGGTATACAGGAGCATAATAAGTTCCTGCTGCTATACCTAAAGTAGTCAGCGAAGTTCCTGCGCCATTTGATACGACAATCGCACCACTTGTGGCTGTAGAATCAGCATATAAATTAAGCGATCCACCAATATTCGCAGCATAAACTCCAGTTATTGCTGCAACAGTGATAGCATCAACAATGCCAGTAACTGTGTTATTTGGGCTGGCAGGAACGGTAATTGTTTGGCCATTAAGAATAAATGTATCACCGGCTGTTACTGTTGTAGGAGTATTGCCACCTTGAATTGTTGCCCAAGATGACTGCCAATCATCACTACCAAGTAATACCCATGTGTTATACATTGTTGTAATTCTAGTATCGTCAGACTGGGTGTCAGTTGGTCCGCCACGTTTAAAGTAAATTGGATTTGAAGTATATGTGGTAGTTACCGCATAATTTCCAATGCTACCATAACTTTGTAATGGTACTGATGAGCTAGGATTTAAATAGTCAGAATTAGTAATTGCCAAAGGAATTTGGTTACTGAATGTAGACGTAGCTTTGTTCCACTGATAAATTCCCCATGTAGTATTAACTGTATCTAACCAGTAAGTTCCATTGTCTACATTACCGATTGGTCGTGTTAAGCTGGCAGAAAGAGCAGTTAAATCTATGTCAGCACGGAGTACATAACATTGATTAGTTACACCCAGCGCTGAATAGGCAGCAAGCAAGCCATATTCATTAAGTTCATATCCATTGATAGGAGTGCCATTAGATGTTTCATAAAAGAATGGAGCACCGTAGTTAACAGAAAGCGCACGTTGACTAGTTGCTAAGAATAACTTATTAGCAGTTAATGCGGTTGTGCCAGCGGCAATTCCAATACCATCGGATGAAAGTTTATTTGCGGCTGTAGCAATGACCATTAACGGTACCGAACCAGTAGCAGCTGGAAGATATTGACTTTGATCAGTTATGGTGACTTGTACACCTGGGGATACTAATGTGCTTGACATAATTTAAATCCTTATAATAATATAGAATATTTAGTAAATTATTGAAAAATGCGACACTAATGTATCCCTACTAGTAGGTTTTAATAATAAATAACTTTATGAGACCTATATGTTCCTTGTGTAATCAACGTCCCAGAGCTATAGCTTATCATCGGCCCAATGGTAAAATACAATATCGCAGTAAATGCGAATATTGTTTAAGGCGTAAACGTAAAATGAAATTAGCAGTCCCCCGATGGGCTAAATCGGGGTATAAAAAGAAAACAGTATGTGATCGGTGTGGATTCAGATCAAGATGGGCAGCGCAGTTGTTAGTATTCCATATGGATGGAAATTTAAATAATAATGCTGTAACTAATCTTAAAACAATTTGTCAAAATTGCGTAGTAGATGTAGCTAAGGCTGATTTGCCTTGGAAGACTGGAGATCTTGAATCAGATGTTTAACTTGAGAATATAGGTTATCTAATCCATCAGCATTATTATCAACTACAGCATCAAAATTAGTTCCTATCCAACCCCATTCACTTGGATGTACGTCAGATCTAAAGTTCATAGCGTCCGAGATACCGGCATTAGTATCAACAGCCTCTTGATACCAGATTGGCTCTGGTCCTCGCACTACTCTGATGACAATACCACCTGCACTTCTAATGGAAGCTATTTCATTGGGAAAACGGCAGTCAGAAATGACAATGTCATCTGTAGTAGTGCGTAGTTTATTTTCAAGTGATGCTATCCAGATGTTATCATCAAACCCCTTCCTGCATACTTCCGTTCCCCAATACTGTAGCACCCATCGTGGAGTGATATTCCTTCCTAATCGTTCACTCCACCATTCATCACGTTGTTCTCGCCATTCCCTGCTCTCGCGTGTGCGACCTTCAAGTAATTCACGGTTCCATCCAAATACAGCGGCAACAGCATCCTTGAGTGTATGGGCAAATGATTCACGCCGAAATTGGTGTATGTTCTGTAAGTAGTCAGCAATAGTATCTTTGCCACTACCAATAAGTCCCACCAGTCCCAATATAATTGGTTTTCTATTTTCTAAATTTACACTTATCACCGTGCCATCTCCCATAGTTCATAGTGTCTACTTCTTTAGAGCAATGGTAACATATTTTTTTAGGAGAATCAAGTTTTTCTTGTCTTTTTTTTTCTATTTGCTCTTCAGAATGAGTTTTTCCATAAAATCCATTCTTTTCTCCAAAATTTCTAACTTTTTGTCTTATCTCATTTGCTCGTTCTTCTCCATATAATTCCTCAAATGTTTTACCTTTATTGTGAGGAGTTCTACCTTTAAACCTTCCTGACATGGCTAATGACTGATTTGTTTTTTGTTTTTCTGATTTTGGTTTCCGCATTTTTTGTTTGGATTCTTCAGTATGTTTTTTATTTGTGAATGTGCCGGGTTGAGTTTCAAATCTTTTTTTTTGTGCCACACTTACATTATTCTTGTGTCCCTCTTTTTTTGGTTTTCTCATTTTTTGTTTTGTTTCTTCAGTGTGTTTATTACTAAAAAATGGATTTCCATCACCAACATAAGCTTTGGCCCTTAAATGAGATATTTCTTTTTTTATTTTTTCATATTGCCTAGATGTAATTCGTATTCTCTGATGCCATTGATTTTGTAAATTTGCCATGGCCCACACCGCGCTAATCATTTTATATCTATCTTGACCGTTAGTAAATTTTGTTAAGAGTATATGACAAATAACATGCTCACGAGCAGTCAATTTTACTATATTATTTTCGTCATCACTGCCACCTAAACTTCTAGGAATAATATGATGATTCTCGGTATATCCATCATACTTACGTGATTGCGATCTACTTATAATATTGTAATACCAAGTTTTATATTTGTTTTGTGTAAACATACACCTTCTCCATATAACTTATTTAGTCTGATTAGCTCAGGATAAGATTCATATGTTGTCATTTAGTATAGATGATGTCATTAAATACCACCCGGGGCGGTAAGATCCCAATTGCGTAAATCCTAAGTCAGTATAAAACTTAGGAATTTCTGTTGTAATTATAATTGATCTGCCACGACTTGTGGCAAATTCTACTGCCTTGGCTGTTATTTGCTTGCCTATTCCTTGATTTCTATAAGCAGGGTCAACACATACCCAAGTCAAATCATAGAAATATTGTAGGCTTGATTCACTAATAATTCCAAATCCTATTATTTTTTCATTATCTTTTGCTAATACATAGAATTTAGGATTTTCAATTAGGTTAATTAAGTAAGTTATTTTTTCAATTTCAATTCTATGTTCTACATTTTTAGATATCAAAGATGGCATTTTGCCAGCAGATTTATATACAAATGACTTGGCTAGTAATTCGCTTGTTTCTGTAATATTAACTAGCTGATTAACTATTGCTATGGAAATCATTTAGTAGTTACCTTGTTTCTTGCGCTAATTTCTGTGAATACAACATCTTTAATAGTTGGGTTTTTTTGTTTTGGTTGAGATTTTAGCCATTTAACATATTCCCATCTTGAGCCAAATCCTTGTAACATAGCAGCCCGTTCAACATATTGAGCAGACGTTAGACCTAGCTTTCTAGCAGTAGAAGCCATGGCAGGTTCACCATTATAATATTTTTGATTGTGATGTCTGCGGCACAGTTTATTGTATAATGGTCTGTTAGTTTTTTTAGATATGGCGCAAATAACTTTTGGTTCAGAACACCCCACATGTTCACATTTAGGTCTAAGACTTTTTTCAGGAACATAAGGATTATATTTTGGGCTGGTAGATTTAAGATTTATCATTTAAGTTTCTTCACATTTAAATGGATAAGAGTTTGTTGAAGTATATCAATTTGCCTGCGGCAATCTTCAAGAGCATGATGACTAGTAGGAGGTTTTGGATGATCAGGCCATAAGCTATATACAGTTCTGGCATCGCGAACCTTAAAGTACTGCCATGCCACCGGTTTGCCACGACTTTTGCACGCATTTTCCAGAATGCTTATATCAAAAACAGGGCCGTTTGTCCAGATTAAATTACATTTCCAACATAATTTATGTAGGTTATCCAGTGCTTCTTCTAGGGGTACACGATTATCTTCTGCCATTGCTTCTGCGGCAGCTTCTGGCTGTTTTCTCCACCAATCAACAGTTATATCATCAATTCTACGATCTTCTTGACTTTCAAGTGTAATACGGGCGTAGTACTGTTTGTCAATATATCCCAAAGCCAGAGGATCAAAGCATTGAGCCGCTATTGTTAGAATAGTAGCATCAGGTGTGACTGCTAGAGTTTCAATATCTATCATTATATCCATACTACTATTATAATAGAATGGATAGCAAATAACAAACTTTTTGGTTAATTAATTAACCAATTACCCATGTCAGCGGTTGAGATCCATCTACGTAATCAGTTAAATCTTTAAGACATTGTGCCATTAATTCTTTGGCGTCGGCCTTCATTGCTGCGCCATTCAGTGTTGTGCCGCCCTGTGGACCGGCAATGGTGCCAAACTTTTCCCTGGCATCACCAATAATCATTTTGCAGTTTGCGTACATATAATTGCGAATCCATTGACGAATTTGGTAATCACTAAGAAGATTTACTTCTGGTTTTAAATTATATGTCCATAACAGTACGTTCTCACCAGATGCTTTAGGATCACGTATTAACTGAAGTTTTTTAGTAACTGGATTCCACGTGTAGTTCATATAGGCACCAAACATACGACCAGCTAGTTCAACATATTGTGAGTAGAAATCGTATGTAGCTAACCCACCTGCCACATTGAAGTTCATTAGGTAAACATTCATTGATGCTTGACTGAATGGGTCAAAATTTGATGCATACGGCCCAGTTGAGTCGCCAAATGTTCTACGGAATATTTGGCGTACCTGAATAACTTCATCTGGAAGATCATAAATGTTTACATTAGCAATCAGTTCCATGAAGGTGTAGCTTTCTTCATAGGCTCCAGCTGCTCTCTGTCTATATGTTCCGATGGTGTTGCGGTATGCTGATTCATAGTGACTGGCATCCAGTTCTATATCAATAATATCGTCACCCAATTGAAGCCTAACATATTCAATTAGATCTTGTTTAAGTGTTTCTAGTGTAGATTGTGATTGCTCTGCCATATGGACTCCATGTCCATATATTTAGCAGATTTACCACGCCTTTAAGATTACTAAATTGTCGTTGCTGCGTCCGGTATACTTTATTTCAGTGGACTTAATCTCTTTAAACGCTTTCCTAGCCGCTGGTTTGCCAACACTCATAATGGCTTTGATTTGTTCCTTGGGTTTGCGTAAAGTCTTCTGAATTGTGGCTAATGCGTCAAATGCCAATAATGATGAACCTTTAATTGTAAATGTTCCTGCATGCGTATCCGCTATGACATAGATTAATTTACGCTTAGCCACATCATACATGAATGCTTCAGACGCACCCACGAGACTGGTTGCTGGTAGGGATTTAAGACCCAGCTCGGCAAATTCCTTAAGATATTTGAACTTTAACGCTACTTTTTCTGGACTCACTGCCTTTTTGGCACGAGGTTTACGTTCTACTTTCTTAATAGAAATGTAAGATTGGCAGTCTGCTAGTACAGTTTCACAGAATTTTACACAGCTTTTTAACTGCGGTTTGGTAAGATGACTATATCCTTCAACCAATTGTGGATCTTTGCCTTCTACTACTTCTTCAAGTTCTGCCAGTCGCAGTTTCCACACGACGGTAATGTTTGGAATCATTTGCGTAGAAATATTCATGCCGCGAATTAACGCAATAGGCTTGAAATTTGCCGACATCTTGGCATCAGCTTGAATAAAATCGTCATACATAGCTTCAAGTTCGGCAGCACATTCTGACGCTTTTTCGCGGAGATGATCTTGAATAGTTAGCTTTTGTTGTGCTGTTTCTTCTGTTGTGGCAGCAACTTTTTGTTCTTCTTGTTTACTGGCCAATAAATCATCTAGATGCTCAGACAGCACAGATTGCTCCATTTCACTGAGTACTAGTCCCATAACTGACATTCTACAAATCCATCCTGTTGTTGTTTTTACACGACTATCAGGAATGCCACGCATCAATTTTGCTTCTTTAACTTTTTTGTTAATTTCAAAATATTGGATAATTAAATCCTTGGCTTCCTTACGGCCATACGAATAATTGTACCAATTAAATGCCTTAGTTAACGCAGTGACACGGTTTTCAGCAGTAGGTTGGGTAAGCCACTCAGGTTCTGAGCCAATAAATTTAGCATCTTCACCCCGTGGGACAAGTCGTTTAATTGTGGTTGATAGTTTTGTCATAGTGTTACCAGTGTAATGGTTAGATTAAAAAATGTCAAGTTAAAAGTAACGCAAGTATTATATGATACTCTAAATTGTCCAATAATACTGTGGTTGAAGCTAATAATTCCTTATATCTGGGTGTTTCTTTCTTAAATCGTCTACATTCTACCGATTCTTTGCTAATTTCTTTAACAAACGAATCAATATTTTTAATCATTTTCTGAAGATCACGTTGATTTTGTTTCTTTTTAACAAGAAATAATTGCTTTTCAGCGGCTGATATACGTTCTAAAATTTCATCCATGTAGTAATTATGTATGTTTTGTAATTAGTTGTCAAGTGAATCTTACCTAAATACTAAACTATGCCCAGACTCAGCCTATACAGACCCAACCGAACCAATGATTATCAGTACTTAGATCGTATCATTTCTGAACGATATACAGTTGGTGGGCTAGATGTGTATGTACACAAGTACATGGGACCAATTGTAGATACCTCGGACAATCCAGGCAATGCCGATGCTACCCTGCCGGTGTATACTTCTGAAAATCCCCTATTCATTGAAGATTTACTCTTGTTAGAAAACAGAGATCGTGCGTATGACCCCAATATATATGTCATGAGAATGGTGTACACACATCAAGATATCAACTTTGATCTAACACAATTTGGATTGTTTTTGAATAACGATACTTTATATTTAACAACCCATTACAATGATATGATCAACAGTTTTGGGCGTAAACTAATGACTGGGGATGTGTTAGAATTACCCAACATGAAAGATTATTATCCATTAAATCAAAATATCATCAGAGCATTACCAAAATATTATGTCATACAAGATGCTGCGTATGCGGCAGAAGGTTTTAGTCAAACTTGGTTGCCACATATATGGAGAATCAAAGCTACTCCAATGGTTAACGCCCAAGAATATCAACAAATCATCAATCAACCACTAATGCCAGATAATATTTGGGATAATGGTAATTTTTATCCACAGGGAATGGTAGTTGATAACGGTGGAAAATATTACGAAGCAACAAAAAATGTACCTGCCGGCACTGACATAAACGATTCAAACTACTGGGCATTAATTGAAAAACCAACTACCGTGGGTGATATTACTTCCTCACGAAATAAAGATTTGGCTATCAATGACGCCTTGGTAATTCAAGCCAATGTTGAAGTACCTCTATCAGGATATGACAACGTGTCATTTTACATATTACCAACTACTCCCAGTGGACAACCAAGTGGAGAAGGTTTATTTGCCGATCAAACAAATCCCACTGTGGATGGTACCCAGTCAGGCGAAGGCACAAGTCCAAAAGATTTTGGATGGACAGTGGGTTATATGACCGGTGATAAAATGGCTCCAAATGGATTGCCGGTTACACCGGGCGTTAGTTTTCCACATAACCCCAGTTCCGGAGATTATTGTCTACGGTTAGATTATACACCAAATCGTTTATTCAGATACAACGGAGCACTTTGGCTTGCAATAAGCGAAGATGTTCGTACTCCATTGGATTGGGGTACACAAAACGGAACTCTGCGTAGTTCATTTGTTAACAATACATACACTGTTAGAACAACAGATCAGGGTAATATCCCATCACGTCAATCATTATCAGAATTACTTAGACCCCAAGCAGATAATGGAAATGACGGTGGAAATTTACCACCTAAACCAAGACCACCAGGAAAATAATGCAACAGTACTTTTTTGACGGACAAATTCGTCGGTTTCTAACACAATTTGCCAGAATGTTCTCAGGATTCCAAGTAGAATTTGGACGCAATGAGGCTGGCGCTGCTAATACTGGTGACACATTATACCGTGTACCAATTAGATACGGGGATGCATCACGACAAGCCCAGACCATTATACAAGATAACAGTGCCAGTAACATGCCAGCCACTCCGTTAATGACATTTTACATTACAGGATTTGATTTTGATAGACCTCGCATGCAGAATCCAACTTTTGTTCAAAATAATACCATAAGACAGCGTGAATACGATCAAAATACTGGACTATATGAAACCACACAGGGCAATGCGTTCACAGTTGAACGCTACATGCCTGCCCCATATAAACTTTCAATTAATTTAGATATTTGGACCAGTAATACTAATCAAAAAATGCAGTTATTGGAACAAATATTACCATTATTCAACCCCAGTTTGGAAATACAAAATACAGATAATTTTCTAGATTGGACTAGTTTAAGTATAGTAGAATTAGTTTCAACTGGTTGGAGTAGCAAAAGTATTCCACAAGGAACCGAAGATCCGATTGACATTTCCACCATTAAATTTGCGTTACCAGTATGGCTATCGTTGCCTGCTAAGGTTAAAAAACTGGGTATAGTAGAAACTATTATTGCTTCTATATTTGACGGATCAGGTGATTTGGTTAATTCTCTTGCCAACAATGACCTGTTACTGGGAACACGACAATATATAACGCCGTTCGGTTATCAGGTAGTATTAATTGGAAACAAATTACAAATTTTAACCAGATCCGCCATAGTTAATGAAAATAATTTTCAATTAGCACCACCAGATCCAGTTGAGCCCAGTAATGTATTGTGGACGCCAGTGGTTAATATGTATGGTGTTCTGCGTCCTGGTATTAGTATAGTCGCGCTCACGCAGGAAGACGGCAGTCAAGTATACGGTAATGTAAGCTTTGATCCTACAAATGATCAATTTTTATTATTTTCAGTAATTCCAGAATCTATTCCTGCTAATACAATGCCGCCTGTGAGCTCAGTTATCAATCCTCGGGTTAGTGGACCCAGTGAAGGATTGCCTGCTGCTACCATTGGACAAAGATATCTGTTAACTGAATCAACTGGCAGTAATAATGGTTACGCGCAGGCATGGGCGGGAACAACCGGTGAAATATTAATAGCATACCCAAATGATATTATACAGTATGATGGTTCACGCTGGGTAATTACTTTTAGTGCCGATAGCTCACCCAACAACATGCAGTTTGTTACGAATATTGTTACTGAGATACAATATAAATGGACTGGGTCTAGTTGGGTTAAATCATATCAGGGACAATATTCTGGAGGCCAATGGAGTCTTATAATCTAAAAACTATTCATGCTGTTGGCATTTGGTTTTACAGTCAGTCCACCAACCGTTATCTATATCTGCTAAGAAATGATGTTAAAAACCCCGATTCATGGGGGTTAGCAGGTGGAAAAATAGAATCAGGCGAAAGCATCATGGCAGCAATGGTGCGTGAATGTGAAGAAGAATTGGGATCAATGCCTGATTATATCAAATTAATGCCTCTAGAAAAATTCACAAGTGCTGACAATGGGTTTGTATATAACACATTCTTTTGTATAGTCGCTGATGAATTTAAGCCTATTCTTAATGATGAACACCTTGGTTATGCTTGGGTTGATTCTGGAACTTGGCCTAAACCATTGCACCCTGGGTTATGGTCTACTGTAAATTTTGAAGCTGTGCGTAACAAAATAGCTATTATACAAACTCAACTTCAAACATCACAATAAGTTATAAAATCTCTATTAGATAAAGTTTTTGTATTGGGGCATGATAACCATTCATCCGGCATGTTAAGTTCGTTGCCAACCATAAAAAACATAGTTCCAGCATAGGCAGTTATAATATCAGTGATTTGTTTGATCCAGCTGTCATGACCCACCGATGTTTCTTTAGAAAAACCAATTAAAAATATTTCTTTATGTCCATCAAATGCAGCAAGATAAATGGGCAATACCTCAGTACATACATGTGGATATTGTGGTATTAAATAAAATTCACCTGGTTTTTTTGTACAATTTTTGGCAGTTGTATATACAATATTATTTTCTGTGTACTTACTTTCTATTAGTAATTGTAATTTATTATAGTCGGTATCAACCGTAAAATCCAACTTCATGGTTTGTGCTATGTTAGCAATACCGTAAGTTTGTAACTTTAAACTGCCCAATAATCCGCCACGATGTTTTTCTAATATACGGTAGTCAAATCTTTCCTGATCATCGCTACTTCCTATGGCAGCAGCCCTACCAGATATGTGTTGATTTACAATGGGATTTGCTATCCATTCGCGTTTTTCGTGTTTTCTACCACCGGAAAATTTAGTTTCTGTTATTACAAATTCACCTGGATAATCTCGTCTGTATCTAGCTTCCATGTTATGCTGTGTAAGTTGAATTAGCAGTGAATCCAATCACAATAGCTGTGCCTGTGTTTGCGTATGTGTAAGTTCCGGTAACGTTGGCATTGCCAAAATAATTAGCTATAGGTATTGATAATATTACAATTCCAGATCCACCTGCTCCACCAGTGCCAACTAACTTACTGCCCTGTTGAGTGCCGCTTTGCGTATAATAAAACCCTGACATTCTGGTGATATTGTTTTGATATGATCCCGCACCGAGAGCAATAGGATTAGTAGCCATAGCAATTTGAGTATTTGCGGTATACCCAAACTGTGTGTTGATGTTACCTAACGATATTTGACCAGATGCTATATCAGGCATTGCGATTCCTTATGGTGTACCGAACGCAGTAACGTTATTTGCAGCAATGAGATTTCCAGTGCTGTTTAAACTAAGAATATTTGCTCCACCATAACTGAATACTAACTTTGTACCAACAGCAGTGATTGTAAATCCACCAACAACAACTATGTTGCCAGCAGACAGGTTGTTTGCTGTTATGTTACCCGTTGTGCCTATATTACCAGTAGCACTAATAACATTAGCAGTATTAGAGAAAACAACAACGTTTGGTGTTCCTGCTACACCCACTGAAACATTACCGCCACTGGCAACAACAGTTACGTTGCTGGTGCCGTTGCTAATATTTGAACTAGCACCACTAGCTATACCAGTTAATGCTGAACCGTTACCAATAAAATAGCTGCCAGTTATGTTTCCAGTAGCTGAGATTATACCAGCAGTCAATACGTTACCATGTATGGCATTACCAGTACTTGACATAATCCCGGCAGTTAATATATTACCACCAGTAATATTTGCAGCTGATGTAATTGTACTTGTTGCTGATATTAATCCAGCGGTTAGAATATTTCCGTGTATCGCATTACCAGTACTTGACATTAATCCGGCTGTTAATACGTTACTACCAGCTACGTTGCCAGTAACGCTAAGTCCATTAGCACTGGAAAAAGTAGCCACTGCTGTAGGGGTTATTGATGCCGCCGCTGTAGTGTAAATTTGTACGTTGGTGGCTCGGCTAGTATCTGTAAAGTTTTCGGCGGCCACTATGTCTACACGACCAGTTGAAGCATTACCAAATTGTAATGACCCGTTACTAAAGCCACGAGCAGTAAATTGTGCTAGGGTATCGTTTAATAGCGTTTGTGAAGGCGCCGCGGCTGTACCTCGACCAGTACGGCCAGTAAACGCTACATAACTACCTGTACCAAATGAATCTTGTGTAATTCTGGTATTGGCACCATCTGCTCCGCTTATATGTAAGTCAGTTCCGGCAGTGGTGCTGTTACCTGTAATAGGGTATGATATAGTTTGTGGATTCCCTAAAATCGTAAGTTCGGTGTCTGGCGTTGATGTGCCGATGCCAATAAATCCATTGGTGCCGGTAACAATATTACCTGTAGCTGATACAAATCCAGCTGTCAATAAGTTACCACCAGTTACGTTACCAGTAGCTGATATTAAACCAGCTGTTGTAATATTGCCATGTATCGCATTG